ACAGGTCGTTCGTATAGCACCCGTATGTGGGGAGAAGAACGAAGCGCAACCGTGAAAGCGGTGGGTAGGTTCTCCAGTCCTCAATTTACCATGCTCATGCGTCCGTCAGAGTATTCTGCGTCTTGGTTAGACATGAACATCCCTGTTGAATACACCCCTGGACAAGTGCACTATCAAACATTTCAAGAGGGTCACCCTGAATACGAAGAGTTAGAACAAAGCATCATGAAGGAAGGTGTGCGTAGACCAGTCATAGTTGGACAGAAACAACACGTTCTGCTCCCTGATGTGTACCCTGATGCTAAGGACTTCTCTAGAACACCTGCTCGCCCAGTGTTGGACGGTCACCACCGTGCGTTTTTTGCTATTAAGCATGGTTTACATATCCCTGTAGTGCAGATAGTGCCACCACGTAGGTAACTACAAAAAATTTCTGGTGGAGTAAACTAAATAGATGAGCGATTTAAGAGTTACAGATGTTCAGGCTGCATTGCGGCACCTTGCCGATATTGGTCATGACATAATTAGTGACCCTTATAAACTAAAACTACATGGTAAAGAATACCAATCATTAAGCAGTAGTTTAAACATACGTAAATATTTGAGTGGCAAACCCGTTTCTGATGGTAAACCATTTGATGTGTATCACCTTTCATCTCATATTGATAATGGTGAAAGTCCCGTAATTAGCCGCATAGGAACTGGCGCAAACACTATAGGTGCGGGCCATATGCTGGAAAGAGGTGTATATTTTCACACTCCAGAAGTGCATTACACAGGTGCCAACTACCGCTCATCCTGGAGCCTTCAAACAGACTCTGGTAAAAACGGTAAGTGGGTTAAAAATCACCCTTCTGGGTATTGGCTACCAACCACCGATGGTAGCATTAGCGGAAGAATATATGGTGACTCAAAAAACATGGTAGACCATGTTAAGGGTACACATGACATGATTGCCCGACATGCTAGAGGTGATATTCCAGAACGTGGTCACTTTATAGATAGCAGTTCAGGTGATACTGCAAAGCGTGAACTTCTAACACCTGAAACTTTCCGTCATTTTGATAATATAGAGGCTACAAAGGCTTTAACAGCCCCCCTTCCCCCTCGTTACTCGTCACAAACACCTAATTTAGTACATGTCATTGTAAGAGATTCTGAGGATTACAACAAACTGTCGTCCAGTCATATCTACAACCCAGATACTGAACAATTATTTAAAGTTGAGAAATAATGAATAACCTTAAAGTAACTGACCTACAAAAGATTATTCGTGGTTATATTGACCTTGGTCACGACATTACACAAAGTCCACACCAAGTACATATAGATAATAAGCCCTACGGAATGGTTATCCACCACCAACTAACACTTGAAAAAAACAATAGCGTCTTGACTACCTATGCCATGCAAGCCGAACGACCTATAGTGTCTAGACTTACCACGGAGTCAACAAGTTCTGTTATACCAAACCCAAAAAGCCCACTAAAAGCAGGTGTGTGGCCTATTGGAAGAGGTGTTAAGGCACTTAGCAGACACATGTATGTTTCTGACCAACGCCCAACTTCCCATAGTTATGATGACCTGGGATGGCAAAGTCACCACTTACCCCATAGGGATATGAAAGACTGGGCTGGAGACCATGGTGAGTGGCAAAAAGAAAACGGATTGTGGATACCCCACAATTATTCACCTTATAAAGATGTGCATGAAGCCTTACAATCACATACTTCAGCAGAAGTTCCACATTATGGCGTTCTACATAATCACAATGAAATCCCAAACCAATTTAAAACTGTAAGTGAACGTATGGGACTTCGTCCTCGTGAAATGACACCTGAAGAACATTCTGCCTTCAATGACACTGAGGCGTTTCATGAACTTGCAAATGTTAAACCTTTTGCTGGGTTAGTACACGTTGAGTCTTACGGAACAGAAACTCGTGGTCATTACACTTACAACCCACAGACAGAGGAACTACACCGACATGGCTGATTTAAGGGTTACAGACCTACAAAAGATTATTCGTGGTTATGCTGACGCTGGTCATGACATTACACAAAACCAACATCAAGTACATGTAGATGACAAACCATATGGCATGGTTATAGGGCACAGTATGCACATAGACCGTAACAATTACGGTCCCTTTAGCGCTTTACATTCATTCATAATGCAAGCCGAACGACCTGTAGTAACAAAGATTGGCATGATTTCTTTTAGTTCAACGCACCCAGGACAAGGAGAGACCCATCACCCAAAACAAGGGGAGACACATAGAAGTATTTGGCCCCTGCATCGGACTATTGATGCACAAGCAGAACACCGTTATAAATATCTTGATTTCTCATCTAATGGTGACATTGATGCAACAGGGGTATTAAATGACATTTACAATCCTGGCAAAAAGTTGTGGACACCAAACCCTAATAGGGGGAAAATGTCGCCACATGAAGATGTGCATGAAGCATTACAAGCACACACTTCACAAGACATACCAAATGTAGGGCAGGTACTAAGTTTTAGTGAAGACACAAGAGAAATGACACCTAGAGAACATGCTTCTTTCAAAGACACTAAAGCATTTCGTGACCTTGTAGACGTAAAACCTTTTGCTGGTTTAGTTGCAGTAAGTTATAATAATTATGATAAAGGTGATAACCGTGGAACCCACTACTACACGTATGACCCCCAAACAGAGGAATTGAAGGGTCCACGTTTTTGGGGTGACAAAAATGACGATTAAATATGAGGACATTGGTTAATGCCTACTTATCAATACAAATGCCCAAATGACCATTATTACGAAGAAGAGCGGTCTATTACATCACATGAGCCTATTCTCATCTGTACTGCCTGTTCAGAGGAGATGAAGAAGGTATTTAGCGTTCCTGCGCTCAACCTTGTCGGTAGGGGTTTCTACCGCAACGGCGGGTAGTACAATAGTTCTATGAAACAAATCCTTTTGCGTATCTGTGCCACTTTTGCTGCTACTGGTCTTTCTGTAGTTGGCGCTGGCGCTATTGCTGGTGTTCCACTATGGAAAGCAATTATGATGTCTGGTATTGGTGGAGTAAGTTTTGTTGTTGAGGGTCTTGCACGAGCCTATATGGATGATGGTAAATTAACATTTAATGAGATTAATGATGTTTTCAACAAAGTTGATAAGAAAGCAAAGTAATGGCAACTTCTAAGCATTGGGGGGACCCTGAAGAAGACGCATACGCAGATGATGAGGGAAACATCCTGTATTACGATAAGCAAGGTAAATTGCGTAAATTTAAAGCAACTGCTGTTGAATACCAGCAGATGTACCACTACCACGAGGATAACTAATGGCTAGGAACAAAGGGCTTGACCCAGAAGGTGATGGACCTGGATTTAGGGACGATGACTCCCACTTTCAGTTAAGTGGTGATGAAGCACAGGATTACGCCATAAAAAAGGCAAATGCTGAGAAAAGCGCTAAACCTAAAAAAGAACGTAAGCCTAGTAAGGCAAGAATTGCTCGTGGTCTTAGGGCTCAACAGCATATGAACGCAACACAGTTTCGTGAACCTGAAGACCGTGGTCCTAGACCTGATTATGTTCCACCTGCTCCTGGTGAACCAGGTGGACCACCATTACCAAAACTTTAGTACTGAGCGTCTAATACCTTCTTCTAAAGATACTTTAGGGGTATAGAAACTAAGCATCTTAGAAGAATCAGAGCAACGGTAAGCAACACCTTCAGGAGCATCAATTTTGTGCTCATACATAGTTGTGTAACCTACTTCTTTGCAAACCAACTCTGCTAGTTCATTGAACGTAGTAGGTCTACCTAATCCAAGGTTTACAGGTCCTTGTACATCAAGTTCTACAGCCTTGAGAGTAGCGGCAACCACATCTTCAATATGTATAAAATCACGCACTTGCTTACCAGTTCCCCAAATAACAAACGGGTTGTACTTATGTACACCACGATGGATGAAAGATGGGAATGGATAAGTTAAATCTTGGTCTTCTCCATACCCTGAAAATGGGCGAAACACATGAACACGAAGACCTTCTTGCTCTGCGTACTTTGCAAGAATCTCACCAGTTAATTTAGCCCAGCCATAAGTAAGGTCTGGTAAACGGACATTATCTAGGTCAATGTCAGATTCTATGAGTTTGTGGGCGCTTCCGTACCCTTGAAGGTCAATAGGGTAAGCAGCAGACGATGAGTAGTACACAACATGGTCTGGCTTGGTGCGTAGTGCCCATTGGAACATATCGGAATCAATAGCAAGGTCAGTAGCAACTTTTAGTGGGTTTCCTTCAATTGTTGCTCTACCACCAACAATTGCGGCTAAATGAATGACTAAGTCAAACTTAGTGCTATCTTCAGCAAAGAACTTGCGAGCGTCCAAACTATTCACGATGTCTACACATGTGATGTCATGCTTGTCATCTAGTTGGCGGTGGAACTCACGACCAACAAAACCAGCATCTCCAGTAATTAAAATCTTCATGTATATATTCTAATCACGAACTACTGTCATGTCATGACCACGGGTTTCAATTGCCCCAATAGTTTCTGGAAAATGTGCTGCACGGATGTCAGTGCGCACATGGGTAGGGATACCTAACAGCGTCTTTGCGTCATGGTGGTAACAAGGGTCATCTGACATACCTGTATCAAAATCCCAGCGCCAGCGAATCTTAGTGAATACTTCACGGGCAATCATAATTGCGGCTGCTGAGGCCATAGCGTCCATAACAGGGAATGGGTAACTGTCTACAACAGGACCAGTCAATCCATAGGTTGAAATAAACGGTGCTGTAAGTGGATAATTCATTTCCAGCAATTTTGGCAATACATCGTCAGATGGTTGGCAATCTGCGGCTAGGAACAGTAAATGTGAGCAGTTAGGGTGCGACTGTGCAAAGTCAACAACAAGGTTTTGACCAATAACAATGTGACGAAGACGGTTAGCGGTTGTGACACTTGTACGACCATCATCCAATGAGTATGTCCAATACTCACCACCAATCTCAGCAAGTCGGTCCAGTAAAGGCTGAAAAGGCTCCAAACCACGTTTGTCTACTTGAATAGCCACAAAATACTGTACTTCTGGATGAGTGCTTTTCACAGCCTCAGCATTACGCATCCAAGATGCCCAAGTGTCCTCTTGGTCCATAACAAATGCAGCCATTGTAGTACCTACAACAATCATCTTATTCTCCTATTCGGTTTGTCTGATGTAAACTATATACCATGGCAAAAGAACACCTCAACTACGAGCAAATGAATTTGACTCATGGTCACATTAAAAGTTTAACAGGTCACAAAGGTATGCAAGGGTTACTAAAACATTTAGTAGACAACTCCCCCGCTAGAGTTATTGCTACTGGGGGAGGTAACCATCATGTTAAATTATATTTTGAAAATGATGGTCTTATAACAATGGCAAGTAGCCCCAGTGACTCACATGCTGTAGAAAATGCTGACAAGCAAATTCGCAGGTCTTTAGCCTCACACGGTATAGAGTACCAAACAATGTCTGAAATTAAACGCAATAAAAAGAAACAAAAAGATGAGCCAGTGGTAGAACCAGAATGATTGTTACATATCCTATTCATACTGAGTCTTATGGTAATGCCCTTAAATTGGCAGAAAGCATGGCTAAGTCACATGGTTTTAAAACTTCTAGACTTTTAGGCATTACAAAAACTGGAAATGGTACTTGGGATGTAAGGATGTTGGTGTCATGACCGTTGGAAGACAGTTTGAAAATACATTTTGGCAAGACCCAGATACAAATGAAACACATGTTTGGACTAGAGGAACTCCTCAACCAAATATAACTCCTTCTGGTCGCCCTCTTCATCAAACAACAACACTTAACTCCGTTTATGGTTCGTCAAACGAAGACCTTGGTGCTGGGTCACAAGGTTTACAAGGATTATTGTTTCATCCTTTAACTGGTACGGGTCTTAAAGGTGATTCAATGGTTCCAGATACTGTGCGTAGAGAAACCATTCAAAAGGCTTTGGACTTAACTAGCGTTGAAGGTTACAAGAAAAACTTATCAAATATTTTGGGAAGACGTACTAGTAGGTCTACAAGGCGAAATTACGCACACAAGGTAGAAAGAGCCAATATCTCCGACAAAGGTGCGGAAACACACATTCGTAGGTTGACTGACACGCTAGACCAGTCAGATATGCCAACTCACATTATTGCTAAAAAGAAAACCCCTACTAAAACAATATTAGACCCTCTTCCAGGTCGTGCTTACGCCGAATCTAGTGGTCGTGCTATCCGCCTGACTACCCCACATGATAGCAAAACTAAAACAGTTATAAGTAAAGAAACAGTTAATATCCCTTCAGACACCCCAATTGGTAACCCTAAATTTTGGAGCCACCTAAATAATGTACTTGGAGATGACCACAACTCAATATCGGCAGATGACGCTTTTGACTTAGCAACTCATTGGGTGCACCCAGAGACTGGGCATGTAATGACTGGGGAATACGCCCAAAACATACCATTTGTAAGTGAACACCAAGATGCAGAAAACCCCGTGCAAACCCCAGCATTAATGTTAAGGGATTGGGGTTATGTACCTAACCTATTTCCAGGTAAGGGTAATGCAGCCGCTAAATCTCATTCAGTTGGTAGAGTCGGTAAAATTGAAACTGGTTATGGTGACTTTGACCGTGGCGATGGTTATAGGCGGGCAACCTTTCACAACAGGTTTACACCAAGCGACAAACAAGAAGAAAAAACCATTGTTAGCCGTGTGCGTACAGAACCAGCCTTAAATCAAGAAACAATGGTGCATGAACTAGGTCATGCTATGGACCCAAACATAGGTGAAAGTACTACTAACCGTGGTAGGTACGAATATGGTCGTGCAAAACACACAGTTATAGCGGACCCCATAGAAGAAGGCGTAGCAGATGCTTCCGCAGACCGTTATACCCGTTACAAAGGTCAATTTCAAGACACACTTGCAAATAATGAACAACGCCTAAAAGATTTTCAAAGTAATGGTTATACGATTAACTATTCAGGGTGGAAAAACAAAACACAAAGTGCTTTGTACGCAGCCACTCGTTACCATACCGCTTTGGCTGACAACATGAGTCACCCACAACAAATGCCAAACCGTGACCAACTTATTGATGCTTTGCCAGAACAAGAACGTAATGCTGTTAAAAGTACAAGAGGTAGTGAACGTTTTCCAGGTAACCAATTCTTGGATACCGCTAACAGTTTGGCTCTTGGTCATTTGTACCATCACATGCCACATGTTCGTGGAATCTTAAAGCAGGCTGGTTTAGAAGATACTGCTCTTGTGGCTCATGCCGATTACAAGAAACGTATGGGTTTAGATGTTCAACATCCAGTATTGCCAGGGATGGAAGACTTTGTCTGATGAGAAAGTCTGTGACCTGTCTGAGCAATGCGTGTGGTGTGGCGGTCAAATGCGCCCTGAACACGCTCATTATCGGTGCGAATCTTGTGGCTCTAGGGACTCTTGTTGTGAGGGAGTTTATTGATGAGCGCTAGTGACCACCTACACGGTAAACAGTTTTGGCATGGAAGCCCTGTGAATTTTAAATCAGGTGACATTATTGAAGGTAATAGAAGCGTTCATGGTGTTGCATTTGCAACTGATGACCGTGAAAGAGCAAGTGCTTATGGCGACCCCTATGAGGTAGAACCTGTAAACCATGCTGATGTCAAACAAGTACATGAAGGCAGTTGGGAATTTACTAGCCCATCTGGATGGAAAGTTAAATAATGAGCGCTAATGAGCATGTAAGCGAGCAATTTAAAGGGCATACCGACCCAAATGTCCATTGGTCTGAAAACTGGGCAAATAACCTTCGTGAAGCAAAAGTTTTTAGTAATGATAGCCGTAGTCACATACGTGGTTCCGTATTTGACTCACCACTTAATCAATGGGTGAACTCTTCCTGGCATCAACCAGCACCCTTTCCTACGGAAGCACTCCAACATATGGACAGTCGTTTGGGTGAATATGGTGATAAAGAGCATTGGGACTCAAACCCTGAAATAGCACAAAGACAAGCAACCATACGAAAAAGACCTGATGTACGAACACTTGATGTAAACACAGCACACCCTGAATATTTACATGAGCAAATGAAAGGGACAGGAGTACCAGAGCATGTAACTGTTTACCATCATGGTGACATTCCTGCTAATGCTAAGTATGCAAGTGGTTCGCTTGACCCAACTTGGCCTGAAGACGTTAGAACAGGGTGGAGAAGCACAGACCCTTCTATTAACAAAGGACGCTTACACATATATTTAGTACCACATCAAGATATTCTTCATGCAGGGTCGGGTTCTGAAAATGAAGTGTTTTTTAGGCGTGGCACTCAATTTAATAAAACTAAGCGCACTAAAAAACAACAACAACGAGTTGCTTGGGCTTTAGAAGACCGAATGGACTATAATTATTAATGAGGTTCTTACCCACCGAGGCGGATTGCTTGCGAGCAGTCCGTCTTCGTGTCTCTGGTAAACTGTATTAATGCGTAAATCCCGATTGCGGATTACAAGTTGTTTTTTGTGGGTAATGCTCACATTCTTGGGGCTTTATCCGTCTTCTCCCGCTAAAGCCGAAAACCTAATAATCACAGAACCAACAGATGTTTGGTTTGATTACAGTGAGACAACACAATTTATAGCGCAAACTTATATGATTACTGGGTATAACTCAGACCCAATGCTGTGGCTCTACAACGAAGCAGGTAATTTGCTTTACAGCATTGATGATTCCATTGGGCTGCAATCGTATATCTCCATGGAGGTACCTGCTGGTCGTTACAGACTGAGGGCTGGTATTTGCTGTGGAAACCCCAATGCTTGGCACACAAATGGAGGTTGGAACTTACGGTACGAACTGGGCTTCAATGGCGCTGGGTCTACACAGACTACTTCTACAACATCTACGACATCTACCACCGTAGAACCAACCACAACGACTTCTACGTCTACGACTTCTACGACTTCTACGACCACTACGTCTACCACGACATCCACAACATCCACAACCACAACGACACTGGCACCAACCACAACCACGACATCTACTACCACCACCGTTTTGATAACGACAACGACAACAGAGCCGCCAACAACAACAGTATTACCGACAAGTACAACATCTACAACCTCCACTACGGTTCCTGAAACTACTACCACCTTATCACCTGTGACGAATACCACAAGTACCTCTACAACCACCACAATGGCTCCTGTGCCCACCACAACTACTACAAGCACCTCTACGACCTCTACAGTGGCTCCTACGACCACTACAACTGAACCTGTACAAGAACTTGTACAAGTTGACCCAGAAGTGACCGCCTTGCTTGGCGCTATCAGTATGTTGCCTCAATCTGAGATTTCAGCGGCTGTGGATAATATTATTGAAGAAGGTGTTAGCGCTGATGAAGCAACCGCACTTGCTACCAACCCTGAAGTACTTCAGTCAGTTACTTCTGAACAAGCAGCAGAAATCTTTGATGCAGTTGAAGTATCTGACTTGTCTAATGCACAAGCCGAACAACTTGTTGAGGCTGTTCAAGGTGCCACAGAAGAAGTCCGAGCCGAATTTGAAGAGCAGATTAACGTGTTTGGTGGCAAATTTAATAAGTACGTGCCGATTGGCTCGGTGATTAACGTGGGTCAAAGAAAAGTATTAATTGCTGCAACTGGGGTATTATTTGTAGCACCAACAGTTTCTGTTTCTTCGTCTACCAGTGGTTCCCAGTCATCCGACAATAAATCCCGTGGAAAGAACTAATGAATAGATTTTTTGAAGAATTGCAAGGCTTGGCCTTTACTATCGCTGGCACAGGGCTAGTACTCATTACCCTGTCTGGACAAGTGCGCACCTATGGTCTTTGGATTAGCGGTGTTGCTTTGGGTGTTCATTTGATTGCAGCGTTTCTCAAGGACGATTGACCTGAAGTAGAATAGTTATATGGCACAATCAGTCCAAGCAGTTAATTACAGTTTAACCAGGGGTCTTCCTTGGGAACGTATCATCATCGTTAAAGACCGTCTTACTCATAGAGTTGTCAAACCTACAGAATCATCGTCATTTGCAAAAACTGGTGATTTTTCTAAAGTAGAGATTACAACGGAAGTAACTAGTGAGAATGGTATTAAATTATCCCTCACAGCGGAAGAAACACAAGACCTTCCTCTTGGTGATTTAAAGTATGATGTTTTGGCTACTATCGCTGGAATCCAGCGTCCTGTATCAAAAGGTACAATTACTGTAAGCGCCCTTGACAACATCACCCCCATGGAGGATACACAGGCTATGGAAATCCGTTACAAGCAATACACGGACTACCGCCGTACCTTTACATGGAAAGACGCAGATGGGGTTGTTATCTATGTCCAGAGTGCATTCATGCAGGCTAAAACTGCTACTGGCACTACTGTTCTAGATTTACGTTGGTACTCAACTAAACCTTCAGAAAACACTGTAATTGCCTTGACTCCAGCCAGCAAACGTGGTTATTTGGCTCCAGCAACTGGAGCAACATTAGAAATGCACATTTCTAACACCAATAATGTTCCCGCAGGTTCTTATTCTTTTGATTTATTTGTACAAGATTCCGCAGGTGACTGGGATTGTTTGTCATCTGGAACTCTTGTAGTTGAAGCAGCGGTTTCGGCACCACCAGTATGAGTACCGTAGAAGTTACTAGAGAAAACCGCAAATCGGTAGTTATTGCTTCTCCATCCCGAAATTCAGTAATTAATGTTAGTGAACCAGGTGCTGCTGGACCACCTAACGTCCTGTCTATTGGAACTGTCACTACTGGTGCAGCAGCGGTAACCATTACAGGAACTGCTCCTTCCCAAACCCTTGATTTTGTTTTACCACCAGGTTCAGCATACGCACACAACCAAAGTGCATCAGCGTCTACGTGGACTATTACTCACAATTTGGGTTTTTTCCCGTCTGTGACTGTGGTTGACAGCGGCGGGACCACAGTCATAGGTGATGTATCATATATATCAGAGAACCAAGTTTCTATTACATTTTCCGCTGCTTTTGGTGGAAAAGCCTACTTTTCCTAAGGATTTAAATGTCAAAGTTTCTAAATAATGTTGACCTAAATGGTAATGAACTCCGCAATGCGGTTGTTCAAAACCTTGCATCAGGTCCTTCGGGAGTAAGCGCTAAGGCTGGTGGTGTCTATTTTGATACTACCTCAAATAGGCTTAAATACTATACAGGTGGTGCATGGGTAGAACTATCGTCTGGTGCTGCTGGTACTTGGCAACCTGCTGATGCTGACCTTACAGCCATTGCTGCCCTTACTGGTGTTAATGGTTTCCTTAAAACTAATGGTTCTGGTACATGGACAGTTGACACCACAACTTATTTAACATCCGCTACTGGCGTTACAACGGTCAATGGTTCTTCTGGTGCTATCACTAACGTTGCTAAGACAACTGACAAGTTAAGCGTTTTTGCGGCTACTACATCTGCTGAACTGGCTGGGGTCCTTTCTGATGAAACTGGCTCTGGTGCCCTTGTATTTGGTACAAGCCCTGCAATTACAACTTCGCTTACTACAGCAAGTTCTTCATTTGACCTTATTAACACAAACGCTACAACGGTCAACTTTGCTGGTGCGGCTACCTCTCTTAACATCGGTAATGCCTCTGGAACAGTTACTATTGCAGGTAACCTAACCGTTGAAGGTACAACAACTACTATTAACTCAACAGTAGTCACCGTTGATGACATTACTTTTGTTTTAGGTGATGTTGCTTCCCCTACGGATTCTACAGCCAATGGTGGTGGTATTACCCTCAAAGGTGCTACCGATAAGACATGGAACTGGGTATCCAGTACAGCGGCATGGACATCTTCTGAGCATATTGACCTTGCGGCAACCAAAGTCATCAAGATTGCTGGTACGCAGGTACTGTCGGCTACTCAGTACACGGGTAACTCAGCAACCGCCACAACAGCAACCAACGTTACTGGTGGTGCCGCTGGTTCAATTGTTTACCAAACAGGTTCCGCTACAACTAGCACCCTTGCACTTGGCACTACAGGTTATGCCCTTATTGCTGGTGCATCTGCGCCTGTATGGACAAAGAAAAAACATGTTGAAACCCTTTCTACATCGGCTACATCATATGCCATTGCGCATGGCTTAGGTACAAACGATGTAATAGTCAATGTCTATGAAGTGTCTTCTGGAGAAGTTGTTTACGCTGACATTACCAACGTAAATGATGGTTCTTCTGTACCTACCACTACTGTAAACTTTGCAGCAGCACCAACTGCTAACCAATACCGAGTAGTAATCTTGGCTTAGGGTAGCCATGTGCTACCTTAGTAGAGGACTATTATGGCTAACTTTCTAAAATCATTATTTGTCAAGGGCGTTGAAATTGACCCTGCGGGAGCGACTGGTCCACAAGCACTTGTTTTTAATGGTTCAAAGTTTGTACCAACAACTATCACGTTAGAGGCTGGTGCAACAGTCAGTGTTGCTGACACCGCCCCAGTAGGTCCTGCTATTGGTGACCTTTGGTTTGAATCTGACACTGGTAAAACTTTTGTGTATTATGATTCTTCATGGGTTGAAGTTGGTGCACAGCCCTTAGGACAAATTGGACCTACTGGACCTACTGGACCGTCTGGTCCTTCGGGACCTTCGGGACCCACAGGCGCAACTGGTCCTTCAGGATTCTCTGTTGTAAACGTTGATGGTGGCTTACCTTCAACTAACTACGGCGGTATTATTACATTTGATGCAGGCGGTGTTTAATGGCTATTCAAATTCAACTCAGACGAGGCACTGCCGCAGAGTGGACGGCTGCAAACCCCACCCTTGCTGTAGGGGAACTTGGTTCAGAAACTGATACAGGTAAGTTTAAGGTAGGCACTGGTAGTACTGCTTGGACTTCTCTTGCTTATAGTTCTGGTCCTCAAGGTGTCACTGGTGCAACGGGTCCTACTGGCCCTGTTGGTCCTACTGGCCCTACTGGAGTACAGGGAGTTTCTGGTGTTTCGGGAGTATCTGGTACCCCATCATCCGTAGTTGGACCAACTGGACCTACGGGTGTTACTGGACCTACGGGTGTCACGGGACCTACGGGTCCTACGGGTCCGACTGGACCTCAAGGTGTTTCAGGTGTTATTGGCGCTACAGGTCCAGGTTCTTTTACTGTTCAAGCAACCGCTCCAACAAGTCCAGCCGCAAATGCTCTTTGGTACGACTCAAGTACGGGTATTACATACATTTACTATGGTTCAGCATGGGTTCAAGTTGGTGGTGGCATTATGTCTCCATTACCAACTACTTCTACTAACCTTCCAGTAGCACCTTGGGCTGGTCAAATGGTATTTGAAACAGATACAAACCTGCTTCGTATTTGGAACGGAACAGCATGGAAGACAGTGTTTAACGCTTCATAATGCCTGCTATAACTTTTCCCGCTTCTCCATATCAATACCAGATTTATACTGTCGGCCCTAAGAGTTGGCAGTGGGACGGTTCAGTTTGGTTGGATTATTACAACCAAGGTGCTGACACTGTTTACGGAACTGGTGCTGACGGTGACGCAACATTAGATGGTACAACTACCATTTTAGGAATGGTTCCATCTTCAAACGTTTATTCCATGACATCAGACCTTTATTTTAATGATTTAACATTAAGTAACAGCGTCCGTCTTGCTCCTAATGGTTACCGCATCTTTGTTAAGGGAACCTTACGTTTTGGTACAAGTTCCACTGTTGGCTTTACAACTGGATACGCAACTAGTGGCTCTATCTACCAAGGTGGAGCAGCCACCACATCAGTGACACATAGCCTTGGTGGCAATGCAACTGCAACCTATACAGCCACTGCACCAACTGCGGCATTAGGTGGCGCTAATTACTTTAAACAACCACTGCAAGCCATCACAGGATACTCTATAACAGCATCAGGAGGCCCTACATGGCTTCGTGGAGGTGCAGGTAGTACTGCACAGCCAGGTGGGGGTATTGTTATCCTTGCGGCTCGTTACATCAGTGGTCCTGCTTCTGGAACTGGTTACATTAAAGCACCAGCAACAGCCCCTGCTGGTGGTGGAGTCATTATTGTTGTTTCTTCCGCAAGCGCACTTCCTGCTACTGTTGCAACAGATGTAACTGGTGCAAACGCTGGAACTGTAAACTATATTCAGCAGGTTTAACTATGGCAATTTCAAGAATTGAGAACATTAATGTTCGTTCAGGAAATGATGCTGTTTATGGAACAGGAGCCGATGGTGATGTAACCATCAGCGGAACCGTAACCCTTACTAGGGACATGTACTACAATAACCTGACTGTTCCTTTGGGGCATATCCTTCTTACCGCAGGATTTAAAGTATTTGTTAAAGGTACTGCAACCATCAATGGTGTCGTTGGTATTGGTGATGTCACTGGCAACACCGCTGGTTCTAGTAATGGAACAATCAGTAGTTCAGCATCTGCTGTATCTTCGGGAAGCCTGTCTGGTCATACATCAGGTGCAATCACTTACCGACTAGGTGGACAAGGCGGTGGAAACACCGACCCAAATGTCACCACACTTCCTACCTATCTCGTTAAGAACATTTCTTCAATGCTTGGTGGACTCGTTATTGATGCTACATATGCATCTTCACCACTTGCATTAGCAGGAGGTTCTAAAGGAACTACGGGGGCAACTGGTGCCACAGGCGTTGGAGGAGCAACTGGACTTCCAGGAGCCACAGGACTTCCAGGAGCCACAGGTCTTCCAGGAGCCACAGGCGTTGTAGGTCCAACAGGTGTCCTTGGTGCGACAGGACTTACAGGTGCTACAGGTTTTGCTGGTGCAACTGGAGTTGTGGGTGGTCACCCTACTGATAGTGGAACAGTAGGTGCTGCTGGTGGTAGAGGAGCAAGTGGAGCGCAAGGTGCAAGTGGAGCGCAAGGTGCCTCAGGCGCACGAGGCGCAAGCGGTGCACAGGGAGGTGTAGGAGCATCTGGAGCATCTGGAGCAAGTGGTGCTTCAGGAGCAAGTGGTGCAACTGGTGTTGCAGGTGCTGGCGGTGCTGGAGGCACAGGTGGCGCAGGTGGACCAGTAGTTGCCATTATTGCCAAGTACATTACAGGAACTGGGACAGTGATGTCTCTTGCCATGTCAGGCGCTCTTGGTAGTGCCGCAGTTATGGGTGCAAGTGGAGCGCAAGGTGCAAGTGGTCTTACAGGTGCTACAGGTGTTACTGGTGCACAAGGTTCTACTGGTGCAACTGGAACTACTGGCGCACAAGGTGCGGCTGGAGCAAGTGGCACAACAGGAGCCGCTGGAACTAAAGCACCCGACTTCACACATACCCCACACTCGGCTCAAGCAACACATCACCATGTTAACGGCGGGCACCACCATGTTAACGGTGGACACCACACGGTGCACCACACAACACACCACCATGTAAACCACACACATACAGTAAACCCACACCACCATTGTTGTGCTGAACATAATGAAAAGTACGGACATTTTGGTGGACATACAGTTAACGGTGGGCACCATCATGTGGGGCACCACCATACTGCTGATGGGCATACAGGACACCACACAAACCCACACCACCACACAAACCCACACCACCATGCCTCAAGCCATGCACACCATGTGCCTGGTGCAACCCAGCACTATGTTGGAGGCGCTGGAGGAGCAGGCGGAGCGGGTGGCGCTGGAGGAGCAGGCGGAGCAGGTGGAGCGGGAGGCGCAGGTGGAACGGGAGGCGCAGGTGGAGCGGGAGGCGCAGGTGGAACGGGAGGCGCTGGAGGTTCTGGAGGCGCAGGCACACTAGGAGCAAGCGGCATAAGGGGCGGTGCTGGCGGTGGTGGTGCTATCCTTATATTGACAGAAAATACACCATCGGGATTGTCCTATGATGTACGCTCTGGTACTACAGCAGTATCTGATGTCTATTCGGCTTCTTCTGGAACTACTTATATCCTTCTTAACGCCTAACCCATTGGAGAAATAATGGAATTCAACTTAACCCCTGAGCAAAAAATTGCCTCAATTAATGAGTCTAAAAAGCACATGCTGAATGAAGTTTTTGGCATTCTTGTAGGACTTGGTATTGACCCTGATGAGTTTGATGCAGCAACATGGGTTCCCGCAGAGCCACCAACAGGTAACGAAGCACGAGCAAAGTCATTGTTGATTAACATTGCTCGTGCAGAAGCAAAAATTGCTGAACTATCTTAAAAAGTTAAAAAAATGGATAACAATTTGTCGTTTTGCATTGTCGGTTCAGGAACCGCTGGGCTAGTTTCTGCAATAATGCTGAGAAAAGCATTTGAAAACTCAGAAATTACAGTAATATCATCTTCCAAAATAGGAATTATTGGCGTTGGTGAAGGTTCTACGGAACATTGGCGTGAGTTCATGACCCACTGCGACATACCTACTGGTGAACTTATTGAAAACACCAGTGCAACCCACAAGTATGGTCTTCGCTTTGAGAATTGGACTACCCACACTCCCGATTACTTCCATAGCGTTGGTGAAGTAGACGAAATTTATGCTCACGGTTTATTTGCTACCTACGCTGGGTTTATTGACGCAGACAAACTTATTACTTCGCAGACTGCAAGCGTTGGTCTTGTCCAAAACAAAATTGGTAGACGCAACATTCATATGACAACTAACCAGTTTCATTTTGATACTAACAAACTTAATGACTATTTGACTGGTCTTTGCTTTTCACGAAGAGTTAAGTTTATTGACGCTGAAGTTGATTCTATTGAACTTGACTCTGAAACTGGTGAAATATCTTCGGTAACAACAACCCACCAAGGAACTGTGTCTGCTGACTTCTGGATTGATGCCAGCGGGTTTTCTAGAGTATTGATGACAAAATTAGATAATACAGAGTGGGAGTCTTTTTCCCCTTACCTTCTTTGTGATTCCGCAATTGCATTTCCAACAGAGTCTGACCCTAATGGGCAAATACGTCCATACACTCGTGCTAGGGCAGCATCTTCTGGATGGGTGTTTGAAATACCAACACAAGAGCGCCGTGGAAATGGTTATATTTTCTCTTCTGCCCACACCACACCTGAGAAGGCTATTGAAGAGGTGGAAACAATGACTGGCTATAAAGTGCCAGAAAATCCTAAAACTTTTAAATATGATGCTGGATTCTTAAAAAAACAATGGGTTAAGAACTGTGTTTCTGTAGGACTTTCTTCATCATTTGTTGAACCTTTGGAAGCAACTAGTATTGGAAGCACTTTGGTTCAGTTAAAGATGCTTATTCAGAACGTTGCTTCATACACTAAAAAATCATCAAAAATGCAACTTGCATATAACAAAAGCATTACAGAAACTATGCGCAACATACTTACAATGATTAGGTTGCATTATGTTTCTGACAGGCAGGATACTCAATTTTGGATTGACCAATCCAATATGCCTCTTAACCCAGAACTTCAAGAATTAATTGATTTGTGGTCCGAAAAAGCGCCTTCTAGGTATGACCCATATCAACAACCTAACTTAATGTTTCATGCCCCTCATTTGGTACATGTTATGCAAGGTCAAGGATTACTGCCTAAAGAACCATCTTCTATTGCCCTTGATAGGCTCAACTTGCGACAAAAAGTAAATATGGGAATGGATAGCATCAAAAACTCTAGACATAACCATGAATTAATAGACCACAAACTTGGTTTATTAGAAATCAACCATCTAGATGAGGAATACAAGCAATGAAAAAGAAAAAGGCAGTAAAGCCAGGACACATTAGAGTTACACCAGAAGATAACCGCTTAATGGAGATGCCTCCGTACTTAAACACACAGTTGACAATGCCTAAGTGGTATAAAACTATGGCTAGTGGTGCTGGTTTAAAAAAGTGTGCAGGAGTTAACGATTACTTGTCAGCAGGTATGACCGTTCCTCTTTGGAGCAACCTATACTTTAAACCAAACCCAGAAGGCGGTTTTTGGGAGTCACGCATTGAAAACATGAGTCCCCCAATCCAAAACATTATGGTTGCTGGGTTTCCCAATAACTCTGCTCCTGGGTGCCCTGTTGTTGGTGTTCGCAAACTAGAAAATATGCAGTATCCAAAGATAGTCACTCCGTGGCGTTTTGAAACCGCCCCTGGTTGGTCTTCTTTAATACTTCCATTGTCTTGGGAACCTAATGAAAAGTATGACGTTTTGCCCGCAATTGTCCATACTGATTTTTATCACACCGCTAATATTGTTTTAAACATCAAAACTAATACCGATTTTATGATTCCGTATGGAACTCCTATGATGCAGGTAATCCCATTTAAGAGAAGCACTAATCTTTCATCTATTGAGTTTGAAGACGAATCTTACTTTAAGTACGTTGCAAGTAGTGGTTTTGGGTCTGGGTACATCATGCCTTCAATAGGTACCGCAGGACCATATAGGCGACATAAGCACAAAGTTGATATTGAACTAGCCAAAAAAGAAAAGTAAATTTTGATAAGGTGTAATGGTGACATTTGCAACAAATACTGAAAAGATAGAGTTTTTGAACAACATCGTAATTGAGTTGCAAAAAAACATATACGCCGATTGCTTCAAACTAGGAATTGATGCAACCACACTAGATACTGCAACTTACAATTCAGAAGAATTTCTTTCTTCATTTCCTGAAAATATGCATTTTGCAGAGCATGTTGCAAAGAAAAATATTGACCGTAACATGACTAATCTAATCACTGTTAACAAGAAATTGGATGAACTAAACAATGATTGACAAAGAAACGCTTTTAAGAAATTGCACATCAGAGACTTTTGGAGTTTTTATTCTTCAAAAAGTAAAATTTATAAACGTACAAAATAATGTTGGTGTTCCGAGATGTGACAATCTTACATACTCTGTAGCCAGTGTCGTTGACGGTACTGAATATGCTCATGAAGCAGTGGGGGTAGATACCAAGTCATCGTTCAGTGGTGCTGAAGTTGAAACACGTAAAGTCGTTAGATACGAAAAAGTAATTGACGCAACTCCTCAGTTTATGATTATCTATTTGGAAATGACGTATACCCTTCAAGGGGACTTAACCCCTTCGTCAATGTGGTGGGGCCGCTCGTTTTTTCATCTGCTAAAGAACATGAGGGAATGGTCTCTTGTAAATACTGAAGGCATAGATACCAATCACCCTATGGGTATATATTCCAGTATTGCTCTTACCGAACTTGCTCCATCTCAGGAAATACTTAACGAGATTGACGGATGGCCCGACATGTATTTGGTTAAATTCTTAAAAGGAAATCACGACTACAGAGCAATGCCTGAAAATTTTCCAGAACCATCTGAAGAAATGAAGCAGTGGGTTCTGTCGCTGGCTGCTACGTATCAAGAAAAAACCTTTGCAGAAGTTTTGGACATTATTTAATTTTTATGCTTCCCAACACCAAGGAAGAAAATAATAAGTTTTGCTGGTGGTTGCACTGGCATACCGCTGGCAACCAATTTATAATTTTAATGCATTTAATCAGTTTAGAGAAAAAACAGAATAGATATATCAATGCTAAACAAAGTAGTACAAGCAACAAAAACAATGTCCCACAAGGGGTATTGGACTAAACCCAATATCGTAGAGGCATGGGGTTTCGCCACCAAGATTGCCATCATCTTTCCTGGTCTATTATTTGGGTACCAATGGTGGTGGGTATATATCTTTGCTATCGCTTCAAGCATCGCTCTTATTTGGTCTTCAACCGAAAAAACCCTTCCTACAATCATTCTCTTTAATGTGCTGTGGGTTATCTTGGCAAGTCTTTCAATCATCAAGCACTTTTGGTGGCTCTGACCACCCATAGCCGTATACGGTAAACTGGTTACTTATGGCTATTGACTTCCCAAACTCTCCTGCGCCAGGTGACAACTACACAGTAGGCGCTAAAACTTGGACATTTACAGATGGTAAGTGGGCGCTTAATGTCAACTCTCTAGGTGTCACAGGTGCTACAGGACCATCAGGTCCAGCAGGCGCTACAGGTCCACAAGGTGCAAGTGGGACTCCTTCTAGTGTGCCAGGACCTTCAGGACCTTCAGGTCCACAAGGAGTAAGTGGTGTGCCAGGGTCTAATGGAACAAATGGTGCTGTTGGAGCAACTGGCCCACAAGGTGTGGCAGGACCTTCAGGACCTTCAGGTCCACAAGGTGCACAAGGTGTAGCAGGACCCTCAGGTCCACAAGGTGCACAAGGAACTGCTGGTACAAACGGTACAAATGGTGCGGCTGGTGCACAGGGTGCACAGGGTGTTCAGGGTAATACAGGTGCACAAGGTCCACAAGGTGCACAAGGTCCTGCTGGTCCAACCAATGTTGCTGCTGGGTATTTAACCCCTTCTGTCAACGTAGACCCACTTGGTGGACCATACGTTGGTTGGAGCAGTGGAAGTAGTCTATGGGCTGTTGATGGTGGGTTTAGAGTAACTAGTAGTAACTTTTACCTAACAGGTTTAGGTACTACAGGTTCCGCAGCAAACTTGCGGATGCTTTCAGATGGAAGAGTTGCCCAATTTACATCATCACGAAAATACAAAGAGCAAATTAACTCTTTTAATGATGGTTTAAGTATCATCAATTCTTTAACTCCTCGTACCTTTGCCATGAAACCTCAACCTACTGATGGAGTAATTGAACAACATGAGTACGAAAATAGTACTCAACATGGTTTTATTGTGGAAGAAATTCTAGAAGTACAGCCACAACTGATTGATTTTACTATTAAAGACGGAGAAATTGCCCCGCAATCATGGAAAACAAACGATGTTATTTCTATCCTTGTGCAAGCAGTGCAGGAACTTTTTTCCCAAGTGGAAACCCTTAAAACAGAAGTAGACACACTCAAAAACCCCTGATAGTATTTCGTCATGAGATTTCATGTAGTTGGTTTACCCCACGCTAATACGACCTTAAATTTCACGGCTTGCGCCTTTACTGAGAATGTTCGTAAATTTGCAATAATGATGAAATCCCTTAACCATGAGGTTTACCTTTATGGTGGAGAATTTACTGAGGCACCATGTGACGAGAACATCATGTGTATTTCCGAGCAAGAGCGCCTTGACTCCCTAGAGGGAAAACATTATTCCCTTGCGTCTTTTGACTATGCCCTCCCCCATTGGGTTAAGTTCAACAACACAGCCATTGAAGAAATAGGCAAGCGAATCCAACCCAAAGACTTTATTTGCGTAATTGGTGGACGAGCACACAAAGTGATTGCTGATGCATTTCCTGACCACATGACCGTTGAATTTGAAGTTGGCTACGGTGGAACTTTTGCCAAATACAAAGTGTTTGAGTCTTATGCTTGGATGCATGTTTGTTATGGAGCAGCAGTAACTAATCCTAACGATGTAGACGGTCAGTTCTTTGACGATGTAATCCCAGGACATGTTGACATTAAAGATTTCCCCTTTAGAGAAACTCCTGATGATTACTACCTTTTCATGGGACGCTTAATTGACCGTAAGGGCTATCAAGTGGCGGTAGATGTCTGTAGGCACCTAGGAAAGCGTCTGATAGTGGCTGGGCATGGCACAGTACCCGACTATGGTGAATACGTAGGAGTTGTGGGTACAGAAGAACGAGCCAAATTGATGGGTGGAGCAATAGCCTCTTTTGTTCCCACTATCTACACAGAACCATTTGGGCTAGTTATGGCTGAAGCAATGGCATGTGGTACTCCAGTAATCACGACAGACTGGGGTGCTTTTCCTGAGAATGTGGTTCAAGGAGTTACTGGCTTTCGTTGTCGGACATTACAAGAATTTATTGAGGCTGCTGAAAAGGCTCCAAACCTTGACCGCAATGCCATTAGAGAGTATGCAGTTAACCGCTTTGGGTTAGATGTCAATGCTTTGCTGTATGATAGATACTTCAACCGCCTTTTGTCCCTTTGGGGCAAAGGCTTCTATGAACTTAAAGAAGGAACCCTAAATGGAACTACAAACTGATGACCTCATCAATGGACTACTTGACGAAGTAAAGCGCCTTACCCTTGAAAACATTGCTTATAAGGCAGCATTACAAAAACTGCAAGCAGCACCAACTACTGACACAGAAGAGTAAATGCACAGTTCACACCCTATCTATAGAGCACTAGTTACTTACTCCAGTTCATCAACTGGAGAAATTCGTGTGAAGATTCCCGCATTGCTGGGCGCTGATTCTGAAGTAGCAATCTCTTATATTGGGCGCAAATCGCCTTGGGTAGTACCTATTGTAGGTGACCAGATAGTAGTAACGTCAGATGACACTAACTTAACTAATGTCTTTTGGCTACAGACAGATACTGTACAAAGAACTGTTGATTATGCCGCTGGTGCTGGAACTGCTGCTAGTGCTACTTACGCTACAACTTCCGCCAGCGCTACTTACGCTATTAGTGCTACTACTTCTGCTAGTTCTACATACACTAATGCAGAGAACATAAAAGCAACACCAACTGCATACGGAACTGTTTATGGTCAGACCAACCCATTTCTTCCCTTTCTTTATGCGACTGCATTATCTGGGTACACAGCGACTTGGAGTGAAAGTGGAGGATTTGGTACAGTTACATACAATGCTCCTTTGACAACAGTATTTCCTGACGCAGTATCAGAGGATTTTGCAGTTGGTCGTAACTTTACTATCAACGGTCCTTACCCAGGATTTTATGGTGGTGGTCTTTTGACTTCTTCTACAGCAAATAGCATAACAATTAGCCTTAATTACTCAAGTGGTGCGCCGTACTCAGGGACAGCCAATGGTTCCAGTCTTTATGTTATGGCTCTTGGAGTAGGAAACATTTCTTTAGGTAAAGAAGCATTGTCTAACTGGACATCTGCCACTAGCGGAGATGGGCAACATATTGCGATTGGTATAAATGCCCATAGTAAAACCATCGGTGGTGCTAATAATATTGCTATAGGAACCGAAGCAATGCACTCTCCATATGACGCAGCAAAGCAACTTACTAACTGTGTTGCTATTGGTTATTACGCAGGAAATAGTTTTGTTACTTCTTCTAGTAACAAAATGGCTATTAACTATAGCGGTACTAACATGACTAACGGAGAAGCAGTAATAGGAAATGGGGACAGGACCCTTTCACTACATCTCAGGCCATATGGCGTTGTATCTACACCCAATCAAAGTTACGCTAACTATCAAATAGGAAGTAACCTTTCCTACAATAATTCTGCTCAAAATGTTACTGTTCCTTTCAACTACCTAATTACAAACACAAATAGCACTTTTAGTACTAGCACGGGACGGTTAACAGCAGCGTACAGTGGTACATACCTAGTTAACTGTGGTCTTTACGCAACAACTGATGTTGTTCAACTTTGGGGAGTCATTAATGGCGTTAGAGACAGAACTTTCCAACTAGGACCAGGAGTAAACTTGGCTGGTACTGGAGTTTTCAAACTAACCGCTGGAGATACGTTTGGTGTAGCAGGATGGTTTAGTGGCGGTTCAACAACTATTTATGTTAGTAACGAACACACATACCTAAAGATTAGATATCTAGGATAGGAAATTATGAATACTTTTACAATCACTCTTACAGATGCAGAATACAAAGCACTAGCCCATGTTGCTTATGACCCTCAAGACTGGATTGAAAATGCTGTCAAAGCACGATGCCAGTCTGCCATGGAGGAAATCTTTGCCACAGAAGTCGCTCGTATGTTGGCTGACCCCAATACAACTTCTATTCCTGCTGACCGTGAAACGGTTGTTTTGGCTGCTGATATTAAAACGGCTGTGGAAATCCATGCAGAACGTATGATTCCTGTAATACCAACTCCATGATAAAATAGAACTATGACAAGAAAATACTCCTATTATCCCGCTTTTGACGGTAAAAAGGCACAGCCTGGAACCGAAAAACTCGCTGCTCTTTGTGCGGCCCGTTGGAAAACCAAGAATTTGGGCGTGTATTCTCCGAGATTGATGCGCAACTCTCATACCGAGGGTAAGAAAATTGGTGACCCTGGTATGGAAAAGTATTTAAGTGTTCATGCTACTGGAGCCGCTGTAGACATCGGGTATGATGACCGCAAGGTTGGCGTTGCCATGTGGGACTGGTTTATTAAATATACTTTGGAATTGGGCATTGAAGAAATCCACGATTACGCCTTTGACAAAGATGCCAAAGATGGAAAGCCTGGGTATGGAAGAGGCTTCAGGTGCTCAAGAGGCGAAAACGCTCAGGGTATAAAATTATTTAGTGTTGATGATAATGCTGGTTCATTCGGGGGCAAGTGGTTGCATTTAGAATTATCTCCTGAAATGGCAAAAGATGCTGCAAAATTTGAAGCAGCATGGCGGGCACTTCCTAAGCCTGAATAGGTTAATATAGCCTTATGGCAGATAACTTTAGCGGATACTACGCCGCTCAACGAGAAGAGAATAAGCGCCAACGTGAAGTTGGTGAACTTCTTAAACAACGCCGTTTGCGTGAAGCCCGTGGTGAAGAGATATCTGATGAAGAGGAACAACAGTACAGAGAACAAATAGAATCTCGTACTTTTGGTGCTTACCAAGTAACACCTCTTGCAAACAAACCAGAAAACTATGGTCGTGGTCCAAGTAAAAGTACCCGTGTTGTTGCCCATAAATTTGTACCAGGTTCTAGAGCAACCGACCAAACACTAGGTAGGTCTGTTATTAACTCTGGTACTGTTTACGTAAGGTTTGCTCGCCCTTCTAAACAACAAGGTGGCGATGCAACTTACAAGTATAGTAATGTACCTGTTGCTACCTACGAATCTTTTCGTGGTGCAAATTCAAAAGGTCGCTTTATTAATAACCCGCTAGAATCTTATGGTTATTCAAAAGTTGACCCTAGTAGTGAAGAGTATGGAAGATTCTGTTCTGATTTGTAAATAATATGAAAAAGTTAATTGGTTATGGCTCACTGAGCCTTTTTGTTGCATCATTCCTACTATCACCCGTAGCATTTATTCTTTGGGGTACTCAAGGTATTTGGCTTTGCGTCATTACCGCTAATACATTTGGGCGGATTGTCTTAAAAGACACACTCAATATCCTGCAAGTTGTTGGTCCTGTTTATTGGATTACTCGTGACTACGTTCCTAAAGGAACACGCTTTGCAAGCATTGGTTTTATGAAACAGACTGATGAACCATGGCGTGTGGGTACAGGTCTTCATTTAAACTTGTGGAAGCGCACATTCCAAATTGGTATCTGCCATAAACAGCATTACACAAACTCTATGGATGGCGAATTATCAGTTGTAGGTGGTAGGTTAATGGACACAGCACCTACGGAAATTGGAGCATGGTAATGATTTGGAAACGCACTACACCTACTAAAGAACTTCATCCACGCATTAAGAAGTTGGACACTCAATCACTTCTCTCATGGATGGACACAACTCTAATGAGCGTAGGTATGGCTTATGATGGTTGGCGTTATAAGGACAAATCCCCTGAGCAGGTAAACGAGGCACTAGATGTCCTCAATGACCTTTGGGAAGAAATTTCTAATAGAAGCATTGACAAATAGGTCTACCTAAATGCTAATATGACAAGAACGAAGATTTCGGTGTTCCCTTTCCACCGAGTCTTCTAGGGGGTCCCACTTTCTTCCCTCCTGTGTGGGGCCCCCGACTTCGCCCTTCGTGTATGCTTGAATACGTGACAGTACTTGATGAATCAGAAATTGAAGAATACGAGCAAGCGGACGACCTTGATGAAACCTCCGCCGAGTTTCTTGACAACCTAGTTAAAAGGTTAATTATCTTTACAGAAGAGTTCTGTGACGTTGAGTTTTTTCCGTATCAAATTCCCATTGCCTACCGTTTAATTGAATCCATTGTTATTGGTGACGGTGAAGAAATAACAGTTGTTGCAACCCGCCAGTCAGGTAAATCAGAAGTACTTTCTAATGTTTGTGCGTCCCTTATGGTTATCCTTCCTAAGTTGGCTAAGGTCTACCCAACATGGCTTTCTAAGTTTGACAAGGGATTCTGGGTTGGAGTATTTGCGCCAACTGAAGACCAAGCCGATACCGTCTTTGGTCGTATCGTTTCAAAACTAACAAGTGAACATGCACTTCAGTTCTTACTTGACCCTGAGATTGACGACAAAGCAGCCTCTGGTGGTTCTCGTGGTAAAGGTAAATTAATTAGTTTAAAGAACGCTGGTTCACTCTGCCGTATGCAGACCTGTAACCCAAAGGCAAAGATTGAGTCTAAGACCTACCACTTTGTCCTTATTGACGAGGCTCAGGAAGCCGATGAGACCATGATTGCTAAATCAATCAAACCCATGCTGGCGTTCAACAACGGTTCTATCTGTCTTACTGGTACCGCTACCCGCTACAAGTCTTACTTCTATAAAATGATTCAATATAACAAACGCAGGTCTGTAGGCGGTAAATCAAAGCGCCAGCAACACTTTGAGTATGACTGGAAGGTAGCGGCTAAATACAACAAGAACTACCTAAACTTTATTTCTAAAGAGAAACTCCGTATTGGTGAGGATTCAGACGAATTCCAAATGTCTTACATGAATCGTTGGATTCTTGAAAAGGGTATGTTTGTTACCGAAGAGCGCCTAGACCGTATGTACGATGCCTCCATGAACGTTGTTAAGCAATGGTGGCGTACACCCGTTGTGGTTGGTATTGACGTAGCCCGTTCAAATGACTCTACAGTTGTAACAGTCGTTTGGGTTGACTGGGACCATCCAGACCCATTTGGGTTCTATGAACACCGTATTCTTAATTGGCTTGAGATTAACAACGAGGAATGGGAATCACAGTACTTCCAGATTATTGACTTCCTGCGCAACTATGATTGTATGAGAATTGGTGTGGACTCCCAAGGTGTCGGTGGTGCAGTTGCAGAGCGTCTACAACTTCTTCTCCCTGACATTGAAGTTCTTGCAGTTACCTCAGATGCTAAGAATCAGAACGAGCGTTGGGTACACCTAACTGAACTTATTCAGCGTGACCAACTTGTAATTCCTGGACATTCTAAAGCCCGTAGGATACGAAACTGGAAACGGTTTAACCAGCAGATGTCTGACCTTGAAAAGATTTACCGTGGTCCGTACTTACTTGCGGCTGCCCCTGACGAAAAGGGTGCATTTGATGACTACCCCGACAGTTTGGCTATTGCTTGTCAAATGAGTACACAGGATACTATGCCGACCATTTTGGTGGCAGATAATCCTTTTTTCCGCTGAAATATGATACCCTTATATACAAGTAACCCCAGTCCCTTTTGGAGGATTTTGTGAACGTAGCACCCGCCCCGATGTTCCCTGAGAAGTCGCCCACCATGTTTGAGCGTGGCTTTGCGCCATCAATCCCTATGAACAAAGGTCCTCTTCGTTTTGAAGAGGGTGTCGCAACTGACACCGATGTTCCTAATGATTTTGCACAAGGCGCATACATGGACACCGCTCCATCGCCAATGCGTATGAACCATAACAACCCAGAGATGTTCTACAAGTACCCAGAGCAAACAATGCGTGAGCGTGCTCACGTAGGTGCCGCTTCATGGATTGAAGCCCCTACGGTCCTCTCAGAGTTCGTACAGGGCGCTGTGTCAGGTGATGGCATGCCAACGTTTGAGTATGAGTACAACACGGGTGGACACATGAACCGTCCAAACCCAACTGTAGTTTACGACTAAATAATGGAATACGGCGAAGCACCAACTCCTGGTGCCGCCGAAGACTCTGAACCTACGCCGTACCAAACGTCACTGCGTATCCAGAGTGCTGAAGGTGGTATACCTATTGCAGCCGTTTATGCTGGTTTTAAAACTACGTATAACTTTAAGCCTGCGGCTGCTGCTAGGCGCATGGCTTTTGCAGAGGCTGCGGCACATTACAAATACTTTGAAGCGGCTACTGCCATTCATAACCCTTATGTACCACCACGCCGTAGTCCAAAAGGCGGTATTGACCGTCAGCGCCGTTTAACAGGAAACGGTGAAATCTTCACAGACCCGCTAGATGCCTTTAAGCCTCAGCGGTTTAAGTCTACAAAACTCAACGACCCTTCACGCCTAACCTACAAATCAGGTGGACCAAGTCGTTGGGAAAAGAAAGGTTTGTCCGCTTATCGTGCGGCTAACAGAGATAACGTTGATGGAGTACCAGACTAATGGAAATACCTGAAGAAGCACGCCGCAAAGCCTTACCACTTGCCTTTGACGTATTAAACCAAGTAAGTGAATCAGAATTAAATGCTGTTCCTGTTCACCGTGGGCGTGCTCAATTTGATAAGTTTCTCAAAGATAGAGGTAGGCCAACAGGTATGACTTGGCTTACAAAAGAGAACGCAAAAACTGCAAAAAACAGAACATCTCCAAACCCACTTGCTCGTTTTGCCCTTCAAGCAACTTTTAACCTTAAACCCGCACGTAGTTCTGGGATTATGGATGTGTGTGGTGCTTGTTCTAGTCCTGGTTGTCGTAGCAATTGTTTGAGTGACTCAGGACGTTTTTCATCTAGGGCTGCTCAAAACACTCAACAAGTACATACAGAATTTATGCACGATGACCCTTTGCATGCGTTGGCTTTAATGCGTGACGAATTTGGGCAACTTGCAGAACATGCTTATGCTGAGGGTTTGCACCCTGTTGGTAGATTTAACACACTTTCTGATATTCCACATTATTTGTTAAGAAGCGCTCCAGCAATGCTTGCACGTTATGCCGAAATACCAAAAGGCATAGATAGACCAGAAGCATTACGTGGTTTGCCTGGTGCTACATTCATGGATTATACAGGTGCTGACATGCGTGGTGCTAGGGGAAGACCCGAACCAGCGCTTCCATTTCCTCATGTTTTCCTTCACCGTAGTGTTAAAGAGTGGACAACTAACGCACGTATCCAAGAACTTGCAGAACAAGGACTTAACGTTGCGTTGCCTGTAGACCTTGGTAAAAAAGATTCAATACCAGGACACATTACTCGTGAAGACCCAGCAGGTGGTCAGCCTATTACTCTTCCTACTTATGACTCAGACAGAGATGACTCAAGATGGGCAGACCCCGAACAAGGACACTTTGGTGTGTTACGTGAAAAAAAAGCAGGCTCCATGCAAGGTAAAGGCGTAACAATTAATGAACACAACAACGAACGTGGATTCATTGTGCCTGCGACTCCTGGAACAGAAGAAATGGTGCCCGTAAGCATTCGTACACGCCCCTCTCGTAGCGCTGCTTTCCGAGGATAACTCGTGGACCCCGCAATCGCTTCTATTGTTGTCGCCATTATTGGACTCTTTGGAACTGTTGCTGCTGTTGCTATAAAAGAGTTTAAAGAC